AGAGAATCATTAAGAGCTCACAAAAGATCGGCTCCCAATGATAAAATACCGCCTAAGGCGTCACCGTTGATGTATATGAAAGAAGCCTTAAAAAGGCATAGTAAAGGATAATATATGGCACTTCCATCTTCTTCACCTGCTGTCCCTGATTTAGGCATCACCGCTGGATCACAATCAGGCGGTTCATTTACTCAAGGTTCTGCTCTTCCTAATATCACGACTACACAATCACAAGCAACAGCTGCCCCTCAGTTCTATACCGATTATTTAAATCAGTTAGCACAGCAAGGCGGACAAGCAGCACAGAATGCTCAGTATGTAGGAGCACAGCCCTTACAGCAACAAGCATTTAGTCAAGCACAACAGAATGTAGGAAACTATCAACCTACATTAAATAGTGCAATTAACTTAGCACAAGGCGTAGGAAGTTCTAATCTTGCACAGGCTATCGGTGATTTAGGGCAGTCTAATATAGCATATAACTTAGCACCTCAGGCAACTGCAGGTCTAGTAGGCAGTGGTCAGTTTGGCTCAACTCGTGGTGCAACTGCTTTAGGTGATGTGATATCAAATGCTGAGTTAGGCATCACTGCTCAGCAACAGCAAGCACTACAGCAAGACTATGCCAACAAAGTAGCAGCATCTGGACAGTTAGGAAATTTAGCAAGCCAGCAGCAATCATTAGGATTAGGTGATGTTAATGCACTTGCTACACTCGGTGGTCAGCAACAAACCATTGCTCAGAACCAACAGTTATTCCCTATGCAGCAACTAACCAATGAGTCTGCTCTCTTACGTGGCTATACAATGCCAACTAGCACAAGTTCTTCCTATACTGGTCCAATTCCTGGTGCGTATGCCGCATCACCTTTACAGCAGATAGCAGGATTAGGGGCTCTTGGTGCTGGTATTAGTAATACGCCTCTTGGACAATCATTGTTTGGAACACCAGCAACCGGTACATCACCTGGGTCAAGTGGGTTAATTGGATCAGGTTTAAGTAGTTTAGGTAGTTATTTAAGTGGTTTATTTGGGAATTCAGGAGGTTCTAATACAACCGCGCCTATTGAATATAATTCATCAGGTCAAGCAGTCGATCAATTTGGTAATTTATTGGCTACAAATGCTCAAAATGCATATGGTAATACAGGTACACTAGACCAACAAAATGCTGTACAATCAGGACAAGTAGTACCTGGTGTGGTCAATACTGGAACTTAAAGGAATAAACATGGCACTACCTATTGAAACTGATAATACATCAACCTCACCTGGCGATATTTTAGTAAAGCAAAACCAAGCACTGAATGAGCTTGTTTCTTCATTAAACCAAAGACAGAACCCAAACTGGTTCTCAGTTGCAGGCGCACTTCTTAATCCAGGACGAACAGGTAGTGCAGGTGAAGCTCTTGGTAGTGCAGCTACTGAAGTTGGTAGACAACAAGAGCAGCAACAGCAACAAGCCCCTAATATTGCGATGATCAAAGCACAATTGTTAGGTCAACAGTACCAAATGGGACTTAAGCAGCAAGGTATGAACCTTCTTAGCAATATTATGGGAGGTGAATCACCACAAGAAGCATTGAAGAGCTTACAGACAGGTAATGTTGCACCCTCTGTTGCTAGAATGGCAACTCCTCAGCAAATTGTAGCACTTATGTCAGTAGATAAAGACATGGGAAATGCACTTAAAACAGGTGTTGAACTACAACAGACTGATATGAAGAATGCAATTGAACTATTAGGCAAAGGTGTTGATATTGCTAAAGCAACTTCAGGCTTAAGTCAAGAGCAAAAAGATGATTTACTTTCTAATTTAGGTCCTTGGTCTTCAAAACTAGGTCTTACAATTCCTGTATCAGGCACAGGTGCCGTTAAGCAACCTGAAGCTGTTAAGCCTGTTGAATTTAGCCCTGAGAAAAGCTATGGAACACCGCCTAAACTTTTAGACAACTTAGGAATGGTGGAAAGTACTGATAATCCGTATGCAGTGAACAAAGACAGTAAAGCAATGGGTAAGCATCAATTTATTCCTGATACTGCTGCAATGCTAAATAAACAAGGTGTTAAGTTTAACCCTTTTGATGAAAAAGAATCAAGAGCTGCTGCTGATTATTATATTCAACAGCTTGTTAAACAAAATGGAGGAGACTACTATAAAGCACTTGCTGCTTATGGTGGATATAGTGACTCATCTAAAGCCGCAGGGTATGTTAATAAGATACTGAATGGTGTGGATTTAGGAAAACAACAGACATCAACAGCGAATCAACCACAACCTCAGACAACACCTGTACAAAGTAGTGGCATTATCAAAAGATATGATGAAACGCCTGAACAGTTTAATGAAAGAAGAAAAGCAATTGAAGCAGGCGCAATTAAAGACTATAATGAAATGGCTTCAGGTCTTGCTAAGATCAATATTGATTCACTTAAGTCATCTAATGCAGACTTAAGTGAGTTAAAAAGCTATGCAGAGTATAAGCGTCCCGATGGGACAAACCCTATTTTTGCACCTTTACAGCTTAATGGTAAAGAAAATTATGCACAAGCAATTAGTAAAGCTGCTATGCAAGTTCTTCAAGAAGGCGGAAATTTATCAGTTAATAATGTGAATGCACATGCAGGTATTAACTTAGAACCTGTTTATCAAAATCTTAAACTAACGCCACAAGAAAAAGTAATGGCTTCAAGAGCTGCTAATATTATTTCACAACAGGTAATTAATAACATTATTGCTAATAAGACTGCAGCATTCGGTGGATCTCGTGTAACTAACTACCAAGATCAACAGTTATCTGCTTTAAATGCAAACATGAGCCAACTTCCTAACTACATTAAAGGTTGGGCAACAAGAAGACAAGTTGACAACTCTGCATTATTAGAACTAGGCGATGCATATAATAGTTATGTTAAACAAGCATATGACAGAAATCAAACTGCTGATCCTAGAGGCTTCTTTACTTCTGATACATACAGAAAAGAGCTACCTAATAATCATACAAAGATGATGAATGAAGCATTAAAACGATATCCTTATCAATAAAGGTAATATATGGACCCTAAAAATACTGATCAGCAGTCACAACCTGAAATACCTTCAGAACACTATGCAGGTATTTTTGATGAACCTCCTGCACCTGCCATTTCTTCTGTAGCACAAGACACATCACAATCAGAGCCTAAAGGAACAGTCACTCTTAGTTCTCCTACGATTAATTCAGTTGAATCAGTTATTCCTGCAGCACTAGGCGCAGGTGCAGGTGAGATGCTACTTAAAAAAGGTCCTCAACCTGATTACATGAGACCTGAGTTTCAAGAAGCTACAACAAAGTTATCTGATGCAGAGATTGCAAAGAACTCATATCAAAAAAGCTTAGATAATATTAATAGACTACATTTAAACAGCATAGAGCAATTACAAAATGTGCATGATGATCATGTAGCTAAATTATCAATGCTTAAAGATAAGTTAAATGAAGCAACACATAGAGCCACAATGCTTGATGCACTTGATCTTGGTGAAAGAAAAGTTGCAGGTGCGCCAATGAGCTATAACTATGGTGCAGTCATTCCAGGTGAAAAGATACCGCATAAGCTACTTACACAAGTTGAAGACATGTCTAAAGCAAATGAGCAAGGCACATCTGCATGGCAAATTGCTGAGAAGAATAGAATTGCAGCAGCTAAACAAAAAGCACTAGGTCTTGGTGATTATCGTCTTTCAGGTGAACTAGAAGGTGAACTTTATAAACCACCTGTACAAGGAGTTACGCCTGGTGAGCAAAGACTTGCTAAAAGAGCATATGATCTTGCAAAAGCAGAGCATGATAGTCATGCAGAGATTACTCATAAAATCGGTAAGCAACTTGAAGAATTAAAGAGTGCTGTACCTGAAGGTAAAAAAGAAGCTGCTAAGAAATTAACAGAGGCTGATATACAAAGACAGCAAGCATTAGATAGACTAGGTAAAGCAACTGATCAACCCTCTATTATTGGTAAAACAATTGCTAAAATACCATATGGCCAAGAAGCTATGGACGTACTTGCTAAAGCAAATGCAGCAATGAATGCTAACCCTGTTCTTCGTCATGTGCTTCCTACAGTAGGTGGTGGGTTAGGCACTATTCAAGGTATTCAAGGCATTGAAGACTGGCAAAAAGGTGAAAAGCTAAAAGGTGCACTTGAAGCAATCAGTGGTGCAGGAGGTGTATTAAGTGCTGTTCCTCACCCACTTGCAAGAGGTGTAGGACTAGGTATGCAACTGCCATACCTAGGCTACGAAGGTTATGAATATCTTAGTGATAAGTTAAAAAGGTAAGAAGTCTCTAAACTTACGAATTACTCGATTCACTACTTGTTTAGGAAGACCTGACATCTCTGCAGTAAAACTTTGTGTTTCTAAGTTCACTGCTACAACATATAATGCACTCTTTACTCTTTCTGTAAGCTTAGGGTGTTGCTTACAGAAATCAAGATAGAACTGAAGTCGTTGTTGGTGAGTCTTTTGACTTAACTTATACTGATATACTGACCATCTTTCACTCATGTATATGCCTTTTTTCTATTGCATCAATTTGACTTAATAAGTCTTCTCGTATTTTTAAATAGACATCACCGCCTGGGAATTCATCTCTTCCAATAGGGTGGTAAAACTGTTCTTCACACCAATCAAAGTTATCGTTCTTTGCATTAGGTGGAAAGATATTTGTTTTACCTTTAGCAGATTGTCTTTGATAAAATGCATCAGGTTTTCTAAAGTCAACTAATCCTTTTAGGAATGGGTAGATCTTTAATACTTCTAACCATAGTTTCATTGCAATAATGTTATCTACTGTTGTTTGAATTTGTTCATCACCACGCATAACACAATAACCAATAAGGTCTTTAATTGTGCAGCGAACCATATAAAAATGCTCAAAATTACGAGGCATAATAGTACGGGTATCGAGACCATGCACAAGCCCACTATCAAGCATATCGATATAAAGTTGTCTAGCATCTTGAGTTATCTTTCTGTATCTGTCAAAAAATTCAGGGTTAGCCATAATAGAGGGTTTTACCATTACTCTATCATCTCTCATATCACGATCACCATGTACTTGTGCCGCAAAGCTAAACAAGCGATGACGTATCAGATGTGTTGTATCGATCATATCCATACCATTTACGGACCACGTCAGATTGATCGTTTCCATCGCAGTGGGTAGTAATTCATAACGAAACAATTCGTCAATGGTCTGATCTATGTCTTCTTCAGGAAAAGTCCACTGAATCTTATCATTCCATGTATTCATTAAGAATACAGAGATCGTTTTACGAAGCTCTGCAACTGTTGGTGCATGCACAATCTTGACATCAATTGCAGTAAGTTGGTTTACAAATTGCAATGGTCCAGGTTGTTTACCGAACTTTAATTCGGTGTGCATCTTTTGTAAATGAGGCATTTTATCTTTAGTTACTTTAGGCATTTTCTTCTTTCTTTAAGTGTAATTCAACAAGTCTTGCATATCCTGCAATATCGGTCCAGCTATCTATATGGTTCGGTGTAATGGCTAATCTTGATAATTTCATAGCAATTTTAGTCATATACATCACAAACTCAGGTGGCATTTGTTTACCGTGATGTTCTTGGTGTCTAAATTTAATTGACTCAATGATAATCGTTTCCAGCATAATGCCTTCATGAAAATCACCATAGACATTACCACGTTCAGTAATTACATCATCAGTTGTTGTCATACTTTATACGCCTCTAGTTTAGTTGCTAATTTTGCCATACGTATTAAGCTATTATCTCTAACATCAACCATGTAACCGCCATTTCCCATATTAATCTCATTCATTGCATATTGGTAGCATTGAAATGCATCGCAATAATGTACTACAAGTGCTTCTGGCGTTTCATCATGGTACAAATGGCAGTATTCTTTTACTTGATCAGGAAAATTATTGACAATTTCTTCTTCTGCAGTTTTAAGTGCAATAGCAACTTGTGGAAAATTCTTTTTAACTAAGTGATTAACATCACTAATTTCCATCTCTGCAAGATCATGACATATAGCAATTTTCATTGCAAGATCAACATCAAAATCATAGTCTTTAGACATCATCAATACACCAAGTGCTACGAAATAACTATGAGTAGCTACTGATTCAGAGTGAATCACAGGTTTCATTGAGTAACGCTTAGTATGTTCTAATGAATAACTACGCATAAAGAAATCATGATCCTCTTTATTCATACATCATTCCTCCTTCTCCCCAAATTTTACGATGAAATTCGCCTGTATCTCTAATGTCATCAAGTGCTTCAAATAACTGATTAAATGATCTAACCACAGAACCAGTGGCTGCTAACATTACATTGAACTTCTGTTCCTTTGTTCCTGTAAGCCACATATAGATCATAGGAACACCTTTAGCATATGCCCAGCCGGCCTCGAACATTGTGCCTGGATCCTTACCGTCAGTAACTA